GAATTGCTTACTGATAAGAAAGGAAGAACCAACGAAGAATTGTTAATAGATTTTTTAAAACCTTTTGATGATAAAGACTATCCAGAAAAAAGAAAAACGGGAGAAGAATGATGAGCAATCCATATAATGAGGCGGCGATTGATCATGCACTTGTCTTGGCAGTAGCAGAAGCGTATAAGCTCAAGCTATCTGATCTAGACTTTGACAATTTCGTAGACCAAAGAGCAGATGAAATTCTAGGGGAGTTACCCGAAGATGATACACAGGATCACGAAGAAGATACCTGTTGTTGTGGAAGGCTTCTCGAAGATTGTCCAGATGCATACGAACATGCAACACAAGGAGTTTGAATAAGTATGGGCCAATGATGGTTGCCTATGAAATCATCAATGATGAGGAGTAAAATCATGCCGAATATATATACGTGGATAACTCGTAATGAAGACTTTGGAAGATTCTACAACTTTGGTACTCTCGTGAAAGGGAAGTACGGAGTTAGAATTAACAAGAGTCGGTGGGAATTACCTTTTCGTACAGGTTTAGGAACTGAGTTCCAACTTGGCAAAAGGTATATCACATTCAAACGAGCCTAATGTAAGGACTTGAGTATCGGCAAGTTATGACCGATAAGCCTAGAGGAAAGGTAAGCAAGTCGAAGAGGGCAGACACACACCACAAGTTCGGAATACCTGTCAGCATAAGACCTCAGTATACGAGTGGGAGACAGTTAGCCACAGTCTATAAAGTGCACACTAAATTAATGAATGAGGAGAATAAAATGGAAAACTATATACTAGCATTCCTATTTAGAGGAAGTGGAATTGCTCTAGCAGGAGCAGGACTTTACTTGCTGATAGAAACAGCCAGGAATATTCCAGAACTGATGTATCTTTTTACACCTATCTTTGGAACTATTGGACTAGTGGTTGGTGTCTTTGCTGTCCTTTGGGATGGATGGAAATGAACCCTTGATGACAAGAGGAACAAGTAACTAACATGTATTGTAAAGAACCAGTAAATAAAAACAAAGGAGAGAAACACTATGAATATCATAGACATAGATAAAGAAATAGACGAAGCCTTCTCCAGATTTGAGGACAAACTAGACCTATCTAACTTTAGTTTGTGGATAGATCCTGAACCCTTGAAGGTGTGGGATAAGGTTGAAGAAGACGAGATTGTTATAGACGAACAACAAGAAGAATACGAAGAACTAGATTTTTCTTCTTGACTTTGTTTTGTTCGTGTGTTACCATCTTATAATATGTATAATATATAAAGAGGTTATAAAAGAATAATGAACAATAATGTTATAAACTTTAAAGAATTTAAAGACTCTATAGAGCATAAGAATAAGAAGAAGATATACTTTGTAGACTTTATAGACTGGAAGAACTATACACTTCTAGTTGAAGCAGAGAGCGAACAAGAAGCTGAAGAGATAGCGGAACGTAAGGTTCAAGAGAATGAACTTACAGATGTTGTGCCTACTCAGCACTTGTTTGAAATTTTAAAAGTTCAATGTGAATAACGAGGAGAAAAACAATGGACACTACTGAAATCATCGATGCCATTTTCGATGTGAATACAAATGGAAAACTGACCGAAATATCAAATGCTGTGCGTGATGCTAAGAGAGCATTGGCTTTAAAATATCGCAGAACTTGGTATGTTGGACAAGAGGTGAATGTTGTCGAAAGAAACAGAACAACTCTTGGAACTGTACTGAAAGTAAATAGAACTAGGTGCAAGGTACAAATGCTAGAAGGAAAGTACAATGTTCCTATGTCAATGTTAGAGGAGGCTTAACATGCCAGAGCCAGAAGAAAACTATTATATAGTAGAGGTAGAGGTTACAGGTAGCTGGACCGAGAGATATGGAGTGAAAGCTACATCGGAAGATAATGCTAGAGATAATTGGACTGAAGGTGAATACATCGAGTCATACAATTATGATGCTTATGACTTCCAACCTCAAGAAGTATATGAAAATGGAGAATAGGAAGCACACAATCCTGGATTTGTTTAGTGGTATTGGTGGCTTTAGCTATGGCTTAGAACGAACAGGAGGTTTTAAAACTGTTGCGTTCTGTGAAATAGATAAGTACTGCCAACAAGTACTAAGGAAACACTGGAAAGGTGTGCCAATTTTTAATAACGTGGAGGAGTTAACGTATGAAAGACTCAAAGAAGAAGGAATCGATAGACCAACTGTCGTTGTGGGAGGATTTCCCTGTCAAGACATATCAGTTGCAGGAAGAGGGAAAGGAATCGTTGAAGGAAAACGATCAGGTCTTTGGTCGGAGTTTGCGAGGATCATCGAAGATGTACAGCCAACGTGGGCAATTATTGAAAATGTATCTGCCCTTCGATCTAAAGGACTTACCTTGGTCTTACAAGATCTCAATGAGATCGGGTACGATGCGGAGTGGCATTGTATTCCCTGTTCCGCAATTGGTGGGGTACACAGAAGAGATCGCATATGGATCATCGCAAGACCTAAGATGGCCCACACCTAGAGTTAGTGATACCGAAGGGGGCCTTGTTAAGAATGTCGAGGTTGAAGATGGAAAGTTTAGCCGCAAGAATAAGAAAGGTGTTCGTTGGGGAGTGAAGCTAAAGGATGCGGTGAATCATATCGAAGAGCAGAAGAGAGACATGTGGGCAACACCCAACACACTAGATCATATGCCGCCTAGGTCAAAGGAAGCAATGGAGAGGCAGTTTAAGACTACTAGGAAGGGTAGAACCAAGCCGTCTAATTTAAGAGAGCAGGTTCATCCTAACATGTGGCCCACTCCGAGAGCTGGACTAGGTATGGGTATGAAGCTTACTAAGAACATGGCGAATCTACGACACAAGAAATACCTAGAGACTGAAGTGGCTTACAAATTTTGGGAGACACCTTACTCTGGTATGCACAAGGTAGATACTGACAACATAGAGTATCACTTAAGAAGACAGAAGAAAGGTAAGCAGCTTGGTTTACCTGGACAGGTACACTTAGAAGAAAGGAAACCAGGGCACTTGAATCCTACGTGGGTTGAGTGGTTGATGGGTTATCCTGAAGACTATACATTAATAGAAGATGAGGAGTAGAAGATGAGTGAACTAAAGCAAGTAATAAAACGAAGAGATTTGGAAAGTTTTGCACAGTACACAAAGTATATATGGATGGAAGAACCATCACATGTACCTAGAGTAGCGCAAAAGATTCCAGGTAGGACCCAAAGACTCAAGCAGCTTGGCAATTCTGTAGTGCCACAGATACCTGAGTTCTTAGGGCATTGTATTTTAAAATATGAGGAGAAAGAAGATGAGTAAGGAAGAAAAGAAGATTATCATTATAGATCCTGTTACTGAGACAGTATCAGCAGGTAGCTATAGTAGCTACGAAGAACTATATGATCTCGGTAACTACGATACATTTACTGTGCAGATGGTAGATTATAATAGTGATACTGACAAAGGTAATGATCTATTCATAGATGATGAAGGCTTATTGAAAGATAACCAACGATACTTTACATTTACAGGTGTCGGAACTTTTGCAGGTAGGGGCCTATTAATAGGCACAGACCATACAACAGGTGAATCTATTGATACATACTGGAGACTAGACCAAGTGAAACGTGCTGTTTCGTTTGAGCCAGTAGGATATAGCAAGCATCCGTACATGGAATTTGTTGCCTTCAATTAAAAGGAGAGTGCATATGGGTAGGATATGGAACGGACTACACCTAAAACTAAAGAACATAACGGCAGCTCGTAAATACTTGCGACAGTTTAAAGATATGTCAGTTGTGATTCGGTTAGATAACAACCAGGATTTTGATTTACTAACAAAAGGTAAATTTAAAATGCATGGTATGCAAGGTGTTAAGATCATAGATGGTATTGCTCATCCAAGAGAATACCATTTTGATTTAAAATAAAACTTGACAGATTTAAAATCTGTACTTAAACTATTAGTTAGAGATATATAAAGGAACAACTTAAGAGTCGTGGCAAGTAGGCACACACATCACCTCATCACAGGGCTGAAGACCACCTGTTTCTATGGCAGACAAGTGCGTGGAGGTACTTGCGACTCCAAAACCTCCATACTTCTGCAAGTTTCTTTGCATATCCTCATAATAACTATTGACTTTAGGGTTGGATTAGTGTATAATCCCCCTATTGGTTAATAATGACAATAATAATAATAATATAAGGAGGCTATAATGGCTGTACAAGAAGGAATCGTGCATTGGGCAAGCATTGCTGTACCCAATTCTACGTTTGAGCCTGTTACTTATCAAGCTACTTTGGTAGTTGATCAAAAAACTGCTGATGAGTTTGCAAGTAAAGGTTTTAAAATAAAAGAAATAGACGAACAACCCGCGTTGTTCTTCAAAAAGTATTACAAACGACCAGACGGCACTATTAATCCTGCTCCTCGTCTCGTGGATAAATCTAAAAATCCATTAGATGTAGCGGTAGGCAACGGATCTAAAGTTAGGATTCAATATCAACCACGACTCATAGAGAACCAATATGGAAAGTTTCCCTGGTTGGATCTACAAGCTATGCAAGTTTTGGAACTTGTTGTATTCAACAACGGAGAGACTGATGAGTTCGAGATGCTAGATAACGATGGCGATGGCGATGATGACATCGAATTTTAATAGGAGGTTTGTATGAAGAACTATGCATCAGATAAAGATAGAGAAGACAAACTATCCTTGACAATAGAAGGTGTTAAAATTTACAAAGAGGATCTAGATAAAAGTCTATCCAAAGATGTATTTGATACGCTAGTAGGTCTTGCAAATGAACAGCGAGGTTTAAATATGAACCTAATGCGTGTTCAATTTGCTATCGCTGGTTTTTCTAATACATTAGTTGGCTTGATGAATGATACACCTGTAAAAGGTGCAATCAATCCTGATGTTGATATAGAAGAAACTGCTGCGTTTCCGCCTGAGGATACGGAGTAGTTCTAGCAGGTAAGAAGTACCTTAAACTTCGGTAGGTGGTAGGCTCTGAGTTTTAAAGAGGAGCAAACAAAATGGACACAGAATTTGTAGAATTACACAAGCCATGTCCTGTTTGTAATAGTAGTGATGCGTGTTCTATTAACGAAGACGGATCAGCAAAATGTTTTAGTTGTGATGAATTTTTTCCAGACTATTACAAGACAACAGGTGAGGTGAACCCAATGACAGTAGCAACAGTAACAAATATAAAAAGAAAAAATGTATTAGAAGTTCCTAAGAATGGAATCTTCACAAGGATAGAGAATAGAAACATAGCTGAAAAGACTGCTAGAAAATATGGTGTAAAGGTTGTTCTGCATGGTAATGAAATATGCGATCAAGTCTTTCCTTACTATGCTGATAACCAACTAGTCGCAACGAAAGTTAAATTCAAAAAGGATGGGCTAGATAAAAACTTCAAGGTAACTGGATTTCTGCACGAAAGTGGGCTGTTCGGTGAACAACTATTCAAGAGTGGTGGCAAGTATTTAACCATCGTTGAAGGAGAATACGATGCGCTTGCTGCATATGAAATGTTGGGAAGTAAGTGGGCAGTAGTTAGTATTAAGACAGGTGCACAAGGCGCAGTTCGTGATGTAAAAGATAGCCTTGAGTTTGTGGAAAGCTTTGACAATGTGGTTATCTGCTTTGACAGAGACAAGGCAGGTCAAAAAGCTGCTAAGAACGTAGCTCGGATACTGACTCCTGGAAAAGCAAAGCTAATGCGGATACCTAATGGTTTCAAAGATGCTAATGATATGCTTATGGCAGGTGCTAAGAATGCTTTTAATCAATCGTGGTGGGAATCTAAAATTTATACACCATCAGGTGTTATAAACGTATCAGAATACAAACTTAAATTCTTTACAAGAGAAAAGAAGAAGAGTGTTCCTTATCCATATGAAGGATTGAACAGAAAGCTTTACGGATTAAGAGCAGGTGAATTGGTTACTATTTGTGGTGGCACAGGTCTTGGTAAGAGTAGTGTAACTAGAGAACTAGAGCACTGGCTCATAAAAGAAACAGATGATAACGTAGGCATAATAGCTTTAGAAGAAGATCCTAACAGAACCATTAGTGGTATCTTATCTATTGAAGCTAATGCTAGATTGTATATAGATCAGGAACTTGAGAAATTTTCAGAAGAAGAAATAAACAAGCACTTTGATATTCTCTACAACGGAGACAATGAGAATAGAGTATGGATTCATGCACACTTCGGAACTAATTCTATAGAAGAGATCTTTTCTAAGCTGAGATACATGATCGTTGGTTGTGATTGTAAGTGGATAGTAATAGACCACTTACACATGTTAGTCAGCGCAGTAAATGAAGGCGATGAACGAAGGGCCATAGATAGAATTATGACACAGCTCAGAAGTATCGTTGAAGAAACTGGAGC